CTGTTTCATAACTGATTTATCAGTTGTGAAACGCCTCTTATTTCGTATATTGTCTAACTTTATTCCAGTCTGGCTCTGTTTGATATATAGCACTTTCTTTATAAAGTGCCTCCCTACCTTCTTCTGTTTTCTCTAATTCAATTATTCTAGCCCATTTTAAATAACTAAGAAATATCGCATAAGGTAATCCTAATATTTCAAAATATGACATATGATAATACTTAGTAAGAAATGCAATGTTTCTCATCATTTCTATTTCATCATTTTTTTGTTTAACCCCAAGTTCAGAACTATTATCTTTCCCTACTTGTCCGACTTGGGGGAGTTTAAATTTTCATCTTCTTGTATTTTTGTTATATGCTCCATCATTGCTTGAATTATTGTATTAAGATATGTAATTGAATCTAAATTATCATCAATGTATTTCATGTTTACCTTTTTAGCATTTTCTTTGTCTAGCTTTAGTATTTCTATTACAATTTTCTTCACTATCTTTATTTTTTCTATCTCATCAATATCTTTATTGTTCATATCTTCATACATTTTGTATAAATTAAATACAAAATTTGTACTTACTTCTCCTGGAATTGTAAATACATCATCACAGTGAGGCATTTTTATTTGTAAAGGTTCTTGAGCTAATACACTCAAATCAACTATTTTAGCCATGTATAACACTCTCCTTGTTTTTTATTAATTTTCATTTTATACGCTTTTAACTTAATCGATCAAATTAAAAAAGGAAGGTAACTAACCTTCCCTGTTTTATACTTCTGGCACTCCTCCACCTGGAATAAATGTTTCGATGAACTCAATATAGTTTTTGTTATCTGTTTCAAGTCCAACAAATTCGTAATTAATTGTAGTTGGATTTTCAGTATCAAATACAAAATTTAAATCTCCATCGAATTGTGCTTTATATATATTTGCAATTAATTTACCGCTTCCATCTTTCTTTTCATGTACAAATCTTAAATAACAAGTTGGCGGTTCATCTTTTGCACTTATTACCATTTTTCTTATACCATTTGTTATATCTTCCTCATATTCTGAACCTGTAAGAAATTTAGACATACTTTCCATATTCCAAGTCATTACACCTGTAGAGAATCTAACATCTTTTCCTATAGAATATTTTGTTATTAATCCCCTATTTGAACTTCTTATTTCTCCTTTTTCAGTTGCTATATTAACATTAGCACCACTTTCAATTGCACCAATATTAATTAAATTAGTATCATCGAAGTTTTCAAAATCCTCTGGATTGGTTATCTCATTAGCTAAAGCTAAATATAATTCACCACTTCCAAGTATAATTGGATCGCTTTCTTGATAATGTAATGCCATTCTTTCCACTCTCCTTTATCTAGTTATTTATTAAATTTTACATAAAAAATAGACAACTGACATCCAATTGTCTTTATCTTGATTGTATATTCTTCCTCCACCACGCAAAACTTGTATGTTTCTTATATATGTATCATTATCTCTTATTAGCTTTTCACCCCTAGGGTCATTAAGATAACTTATCAATTCTTTCTCAATTTCAACAGTTTTATTCATATCAGAACTAATTATGTGAAATGTTAATTGATATTCCTCTATGAAATAACCCGAAATTAATTTATCTTTTAAAACTATATATGTATCATCATTGTATTTTAAGGGCTTTTCCATATGATATATGGATTGATTATTAGATAATAATGATATTAACTCTTTATTTTGTAAGAGATGTCTTCTAAGTAATTTAATCATTTTAATGCATCTCCTATCTTTCTTCTTATTGCTTCCAAGTTATCATCTAAAGACGATTCAAGATAATCATTTTGCAAAGCGTGGAAAAATGCATATTCTACACCATAACTTCCCGCTTCGCCTTGAATTTTATCCCCTTTGTCTTCTACCTTGCTTGTAATACTTCTACGCAAAGTACCAGTATCTACACCAACTCTTAATTTTGCATCAGCTTCAACCATTTTCATACCTTCCTCTAATGATTTTACTAATTTACCATGTGTTTCTTGATAATGTTCATCTGGACTCTTGCCTACCCTTTTTACCATATCCAATCACCTGCTTACAAGTAAAATCCAATATGAATCCCAAGGTACTATTCTTTTAATCTTATAATCTTCGCCTTTATATCTAATAGTTCCATCCGTTTCAAGCTGATTATCTGGATCAAGGAATATTCTATATTGAACAACTTCCTCATATCCATACGTTTTTCTAGCTAATTCACTTGAAAAAGGTTGAACATCACATTCAATAGTTTTTATAGGTTTTAATTCACCATCTACCCAACGACCTTCATCATTTAAATATCCTTCTTCTTCTCTTACTATTGTAATTTCTTTATCATAAAACATATTAACCCACCACCTTAATACAAGGAGATGGTAAACTTTCTTTAATATGACGTGGAATACCTCTTTCAAGTGTCATAGACCTTGAACCTTGAGACATTTGAATTGTACCAGTATTATTTTTATTTTTATACCAAAATATAGCCAAATCTACTATCTCGTCTTGAAATTTATTTTCTATTTCTTCATCATCATAATTAAGATAGTTTTGAATAGCATTTTTAGCTCTACTCAAATAATGATTTAGAATGTTATCTTTAGATGTATTAGTTATATTTAATAAATCTTTCATCAATTCTAACATTTATTTATCCCCTCCATAAGTAAAAAAGAGGGGAATTAACCCCTCTAGTTATATACTATGCAGCTGTATCTGTTACAATCTCATAATAAGCTACTACTGCATAATCTTTTTCAAGCATCTTAGCATCATATACATTTAATCCTCTTATTCCATATGCAAATGCAGATTCTAATCTCATTGCTTCAGTTTCATCAATGAATTTAGCAAATCCTGTAGCTTCTTTTTGTACCGCTAAAATTTTGTTTGAAGGCAATTCTTCTGATACTATTATCTTCATGCCATTTACATTTGAACCCTCAACTATACCATTAGCTAAAATTTCTGCATTTCTAGTAAATCTGTCATCCTTTTCTAACAATGCTAAAAACTCATTATTAATTACTGCATATCTATCAGCTCTTGGTGCTTTCTTTTGGCTTAATTTAGTATTCATATCTACTAACAATTCATAAGCATCGGAAGGTTTTGTTATTTGTTCCTTAGTTGTAGTATTACCTATTTTATTTCCTGCATTTGTTGCAATTTGATTAAGTACAAAAGTATCACATATTTCTGCTAAACCTCTACCTTGTTTTGCAGTTACTTTATCAACTTCTTGGGGATTAGTTTGCACTCTTTCTAAGTCATCTAATCCAAAAGCAAAATATTTTCTTTGATTTAAAGTAAGGTCAATTGGTGTTACACTTGCCTTATCCCATTCAACTGTTCCTGTATAGTCTTTTACCGTTCCAGCTTGAACTGGTGCAAATCTTGCACTATATCCTGTACGTTCTAATGGTGCAGTAGTTATCACATCTGCAACACTCACATTTTCCATATTCGCTATCAATCTTGCATTAAAAATATTACTGTTAAAATCAACCATCTTAAAACACTCTCCTTTAAAATTATTGTTATTGTTTTAGTGCTTCTTTAACGTCTAGCCCGAAAGACAATTTATTTATTTAAGTTTGTCCCAAATTTTATTAATTTCACTAGGACTCATATTTTTCAAATCTTCCATATTAAATTTAGATTTATCATCATCACCTTTTGGTGGTGTATATGAATTTTGTTTAAGTCTTTCTTGAACTTGTTTCTCAACTACTTTGTTGATTACTTCAATTAGTTTATCTGCATTTTCTTTTATTTCTTCTTCATCAGAACCTTGTACAAAATCTAATAAACTAATGTCATAATCTTTTTCTTTAAAGTAATCAATTTTAGCAAGTTTAAGTTCATATTGTTGTAACTTTTGTTCTCTTTCTTGTAATTCTCTTTCTTTCTCTTGTTGAAGTTCTTCAGCTGTCATATTAGCTTTCTTCTTTTCAGCTTCAAGTTTAGCTTGATATTCTTTATCCTTCTTAGCCAATGCACTTGAAACTCTCTTATCTGCATGACTTTCCATGTACTTAATAAATTCTGGATTTTCTAAGATTGAATTAATATCTAATTCATTATCCTTTGTTTCTTCTTGAGTATCCTCAACATCTTCATTACCTTCATCTGCAAATAATTGCAAATTCATTTTAATTTCATCATTAAATAATTTTTCCATTATAAAACACTCTCCTTTTTAGTCCTATATAATTAGCCCTAACAATTAGTTAGTTCACATATATAACCCTAATATTGTTTTTATTTTGTATATAGAAAAAGCTACCTTGACATCATAGTCAAAATAGCTTAATCATCAATGTTTATATTCTTATCTTCTAGCCATTCCTCATAAGTAACATAATCAATATTCTGTTTTTGTTCTTGGTCTCTTCTAATCTTTGGATTCCAGCCTTCAATAACTGGAATATATGTTGACCTGCAATTTATATGAGTTTCATCTGGTATTTTAGGATATTTATCTGTCAATTTAAATACAGTCCCATCTAAACTTTGGCATAATGGAGTTGTCCTTTCATCTAATGTAGCAACATACATTATTTCATTAATTATATTACTATCTTTATATATTTGGTCTTGTGCATTGAAAATTATTCTTGATAATTCATTATTAATAAGCCTTTGGCTCTGGTATGCACTACTACCAAATATATCACTCATTTCCTTTGCAAGTTTTCTTACATCTTTCCCATCATAGATAGCCTCACCCAATGATTGATATAATTTATTTACTAACCAATCCTTGTTCTTCCATATCCTATCTGAATAAGTCATACCATCTATTTTATGATTGATAAGTGAGTCAATAAATTCTTTTCTTAATAGTTTATAATTAATCCCTACATTAATATCAATACCTTTTTCTAAAGTATAAGCAGTTCTATAGTATGTATCCTTATAGCTTTTACTAAGTATTACATACACTAGCCCCACCTCAAAAGGCGTTAGCCCTTTATGGGTATCAATCAATTCATTCTCTATCTCTTTCATTACTTTATTCTTTTCAAATTGTGTCATGTTAAATCCATTTTCATCATCATAATCATATTCAAGATAAAGACCACCTATTTGTTTTCTCAATTTATCTAATTGTTTCTTATATTGTTTATATAATTTCATATTGCCTTTATTAGCTTCTTTCTCCATAAGTAATCGAATTTTTAATATTTCAATTTCTAGTTCCTTATTGTTCATCTTCATCACCTGTAATAATATAATCTTCTATATTGGTTGAAAAAGAAATATTATCTAAATCAATTCTTTCACTTTCTTGTTCAGCCCTTCTTTTCTCAAGTTCGACAGATGGGTTATCTACAAAAGGAAGAAGTGATAATAATGTTTCATCACTTGCAATGCCTCTCAATTTTGATATTGTATCAGCTAATAATCCAATATCACTTGGAATATTCATTGTTAGTTTTAATTTAATTGTCCTATAATCATAGGATTTACCTATTCTTATTTCATTGTAATAGAAGAAATTCTTTAATCTCTTCTTTATTGTTGCTTCTAACATAGATTGCATTAATAAACATTTATTTTCTAATGCTATCATTCTACTTCTTAATGCAGTTCCTGATAAATTAGATTGTAGCCTTTCATTAGTATCAATATGACTTGCAAGTTTATATATTTTATCCTCTAATATTTTCAATGAATTTAATATAAATGTATCTGGCATATTCTTTAATAAATAATCTACTGTTGCATTTGGAGGTAATTGTATAGCACCAGTATTTTTCATCTTTCTCAATTTTCCTTCATCTAATCCTTCCGCACCTGAAATCCTAAGTAGTGCAGTTCTAAAGTCACTAATTTCATTTACATAGTCACTCAAAACTGTATTAAAAGCATCATTTTCAGATTTAATATCATCTAACATAGATTTTCTTTCTGGATTAGCACTACAAACTATTATAGGTGGTTTATTAAATATATGATTATCTTTACCCATTGGCTTTATATTTTCATCATCAATAATTTCATAATGTTCTATTACATTACCATAATACACATCCATCATTTCAGTTTCACTAAACATATTTTCTTTATATACTTGTATAGCTAAATCAACTTCTTTTTCTGCATTTCCACTTTCAAGAACAAACATATTAAGAGGATTATATACAGTTGCCTTAAAATCTCCATCTTCATTTATGTAATTCAATTCATAACTTTCCCCAAATATATTTGCTTGTTTCATTATTTCCTGGTCATGCATTTTAGACCAATAACTAAAGTTTAAATCAATTAAATTAATAACTTCATTGTCGCCTTCAGTTGATATGTAACTAACTGGATTGCCAATGCTATAAGCTATTTCATCATTGATAAATTTCTTAAAATAATTAACAACTACTTTTTGATTACTTCTAGCTTCATTCATTGCATAGGTTTTTAAAATATCATGGTTGCCATCGTAATAATCTTTATACACTCTATATTTAACTTGATTTTTCCTTAATTCTTTTAAACATCTTAATATTAATTCATTATTTACTTTCAAATTATTCACCTCTCTTAAAATTGTACATCTAAGAATCTTATTTTTCCGACTTGTTTTACATCTTCAATTCTATTTGCAAATTCAGCTACACAATCTACAAAATCATCGTGAGCTGTAGTGGTCTGTCCACTAAATTCCATCATCTGATGCAATGCTTCTTTCATAACTCTTTCTTTACAAAAAATAATTCTACCGTTATTGACTTCATCAACAATAGTAGAAATTCTTTCGTCTTTATTTTTATTTTGTTGTTTGTTTATAATTTCAATATTTCTATTACTTAATTCTTCATCTTCCATAATTGCATTTTTAATCTTATCTACATCTAATCCCATATATGTATTCTTTTCAATATACAATGTCTTAATATCTTTAAATTCTTTTAATAAGTTAATTACATGATTAATATATTCATCAAATTCATTAAACTTTAATATCTCACCTTTTCTAACATATTTAAAATCATTATCACCTAAACTTCCAACTACAAATGCAAAATAGTCAGATTTAGCTTTATTCTTATTCTTTATCCCTGCAGGGTCAACAAACAATCCTGTATTCTTGAATTTATGACTTTCTATTTCTTCCTTACTTTGTACTCTATTAGATTTAAACCATCTTTCACCTATTGCTTCACAATCACACATTAACTCTTGCATAAATGAAGCTCTATAACTAAAATAGTCTATTGCTAATTTATGACATTCATATTTATCATTCCAAATTGTATTGAATTTCATTTTATCAATATTATCATAATAATATTTAGTAGCTTCACCCCTTGCATCATCTAATTTATCATCGAATAAGATTTCTTTAAATGTTTGCCAATATTTATGATTATCCATGTATTCATCAAAATCAAAATCAACTATTGAACGATGAAATACCTTATAGCTTATATCTCTTTTTATGGTATTGATAAAACAATCTGGAGCTAAAGGAGTTCCCAAAACAATAAATTTAGTAGCCATTTTAATCTTTTTACCATTTCTATATACTGCTTCATCTCCACCTTTTTCAATTTCATTGTAATATTTATCAATTACCTTTTCCTTAGCACCTTCTGTCAATATATCTTCCTTAGATATAATATCGTCTAAAATAAATAAAGAAGGTCTAAAATTTCCTTCTGGGTTTGAATAAGAAGTACCCCTTACTGATGTACCACTACTAAAGGCTTGTATCTTGGTATTATTAGTTAATTCTATTTCTTCTTTATTCACGATTCTTGTTTTACCATCAACTAATTTTCCAAATGTATTTTCTATATATGGATTTTTCAATGCTATTTTTGTACTGTTTATAAATTCAAAGGCATCTTTTTCTCTTTTCCCTATAACAACTGTATATCTTGATACTTTATAACAATGAGCCCATACAGATAAAGCCATATCTATTGTAGTTGTTTTACTTGCACCTCTTGGTAATATAAATTCTTCTTTATCCCATTTATCCTCAATAAACATTTGTTCGAGTTCATCCCAAATATCATAGTGTAATTTATCTAATTCTCTTGCAGTATTATTAGGCTTAACACCAAAAGTATCTTGCAAATAATACAAACAAAAGAATGGTATTGACCTCTTCCCTACTGCATAAGTTAATCCATTAGCACCAAACAAATTATCTTTATATTGTAATAACAATTTCTTTGCAATATCTTCATTATACAATTTACTCAAATACTTATATAATAACTGTATATCTTCAGTTTTAGTCTCTATTGCCATTTATCTCACTTCCTTGTCGCTAAACGCTTTATAAATAATATATTAAAAATAATAATGCCGACATAAAACAAGTTGCCATTATATATTCTATTTTGTATAATCCTTCTTCTTCATCTATTGATTTCCCTAAGAAATTCAATGTTGTTATAAAAAATAATATAGTAAGAAATATTTTCATTTTATTCACCCGCCTTAATCTCTTATATCAATTATGATATATATGTATAAAAAAGAACCTCTATACGAGGCTCTAGGATTGATTATGTTGTTTAACTATTTTATACTTAATTCACAATCTTATAAATTATAAATAGTATTAAAACTACAACTATCTTTTGTCATTATCAATAATTCTATATCTCCACCAATAAAAACTCTATCTTCTATTTTATTTCTATCATCCGCCTTTTTTTGTTCTTTCATTACTTGAATAAAAATATAATTAATAATATCCTTCTTATTTATTAATTCCATGTTACTATATATAGAAACGATTTTATTATTATCTACCTTTGGCCTAGTTCCAAAACCATGATAAAGTTTTTCTGAAATAAAACCATTTTCTTTTCTATATACAAACCCTTCAAACTTATCTTTTCCCTCATTGTATCCAAAATTATATATTGTTGCATCAAATTCATCTGGATATTTATTATCAAAAACAAGTAGTTTTTCAGTAGCAATTTTATTAATTTCTATTATATTTTTAGTAGGTATATTATTTAAAACAAAATTATACCAATCTTTCTTTATACCTGAATTTCCAACACCACATATAGCCGTTTTTTCTTTTTCAAAATAATAGAATTTAGATTCATATAAAAAAGAAGTTTTATCAAATGAATGAGCTAATGTATCCATCGCTATAGCTACACAATTAGAATTATAGTTGAAAATTAATGCCGTCATATTTACCCACCTTTCATTTAATATTTCACTTCTACATATATAACATTAAACAAAATGAGATTAAAGTCCTTTATTTATTATAATACAAGTTTCGACAACAAATGATAACTTCATAGAATGGATTATAAGAACTTTAATTTTGTTATCAATGGTATTAGTATAGTGGTTTTTGGTGATATTTTAAAAGAATTGATATTATTATAAATAAAAAGGTTTGAAAATTTAGTAAAAAATTTGTATAGCTCGGCTTTGGGGATTTTTCTTTTTCAATTTTAGAAATACCCCTTCCTAATTTTTTATCCGATATTTTTTTATTTTTCTTGGAAACTTTTTTGTCAACTTTTTATTTTTCTATTTTATTTTTTAACTTTTATTATTTTTATTTTCATTAAAATTTATTTTTCTTTTTTCTTCAATCAAAAAATAATTAATACAACATCGCACACCTACACCCTCACCCCATACCACCTGTACCTGTCTAAGCCTTGTTATGGTATACTGTACATATTACAATACTATCTACACTACACATAGTATAACTATATCAGTTCCAATAACAATAATAATTATATTTAATATCAATTTAAACTTTTATATTTTATTATTAATTAAAACTTATATTGAATTGATATAGATTTAATTAGCCCTCTTTTTAAATAACACCCTCTTTAATTTCAAGTACCCCTTTAAAGTTATAGATCTCCTTTTAAAATATGACCCCCATTAAAATATAACACCCATTAAAAATAAAGGTGGGCATAAAAAAAGAGTGGGGGATTAAAAATTACCACTCTACTATAAATAAAATCCTTCCATACTATTGTCTATTTCTTCCTGTGTCAATCCAATATAGTCCATTGTTATTGATTGACTACTATGATTAAATATCTCCATCAATTTAGCTATATCTTTTGTTCTCTTATAATAATGATATCCAAAACTCTTCCTTAAACTATGTGTACCAAACTCTTTGATACCTAACCTATTAGCAACCTTCTTTAACCTTCTATATGCTTGTGTAGTACTTATATGTGATTTAATACCTTTACTATTCCTTTGTCTACTTTGAAATAGATAATCTTCATCTTCCATTCCTTCTACATACATATCTAGCTCATATTTAATATGTGTTATTGGGAATCTTTTAGTTTTATTTGTTTTCTGCTCTTGTATAAGTATATGCGTCTTATCTATTACATCTTTAACTTTCAAAGGTACTATATCACCTATTCTTAATCCAGTATTCAATCCTATTAATACCATTATATAATCTCTATAGCTTTCCTTCTTAACCTCATTTTTAAATTTTTCTATTGTTTTTATATCCTTTATTGGTTGTACTAAATTCATAATATTACCTCCTTATATATCTCATTGTATTACACTAAGTAATATATGTCAACTCAATATAATACACTTAACAAGGAGGATAATATCATAAACTTTACTAAACATTGATATATCAATAGTTACAAGGATTTTAATGAGTGTAATATAATATGTATTGTCATACACTCATGCAAATATTATTATTTAATTAAAACTAAAATTTTATTTACTTTCTTCTTCTAAATCATCAATTGCAGATAATATATCCTCATTAGATACTTTATTTTCTTTTTCTCTATCATCTTTAAGAGTGATATTCTTACTAGATAGACCACTCTTTTCCAAAACACTATTAATAGCTTGTAATAAAGCATATACAGTTTGTTTATTCGTATCATCTATATTACCAGATGCAATCTTAACAAGATTTCTTGCAGCTTCATTTGCATTAGCTTTTAATATAGATACTGCTTCACCTACTGCTCTATCTGCTAATGTTTGCATATACTCTTGTGCTTCTTCTTTTTCTAACACCTTGTATACAGATGACCTATTTTTATATCCAACTTTATCTGCAATCTGTTGTTTAGTCAATTCACCCTTTAAAACTTCCTGTATTACAATTCTTTCCTTATCTGACAAACTCAACATTTTCATTCACCCCCCATACCCTAATTTGTTTAACTCTTGTGAAGTTTTTTAATACTATCATCCAATAAAATTTAATAAAATCCAATAAATTAATCCACTATTATCCAAATATAAAATACCTCTCAATCCCACTAATACCAATGCTTACACCATATTGTATAATATACGTTAATATTAATATTTATACATTATTTCTATATATATTATTACATTTTTTCCTTTACACACCATATCCCAAATAAAAAGTGGGCATTAAAAAAGAGCCATTATAGGCTCTAATCTAACAATTTATATAGGATACTCTTTCATAGTCTCCGCTAATATTTCACTAGTAGATTTTTCACTATACTCAATCTTATCAATTAAATCATTTAATTTTTCTCTTAATTCTATTATATTATTTGCTAAATATCCATCACATTTTGCACCTGTTTTTTCATAATATCTACCATTTTCTAAACATTGTAGAATATAAGAAATTTTACTTAATTCATGTGAATATCTATCCCTTATATCAACTTTCTTATTCATTCCAAATTCCCCCTTATATATATTTACATACTACTTCTATACATAAAAGGGAAATCCTTTTTTTATTTAATACATTATATAATCCCTTTCCATCATCATATATAATATATCAAAGCTATTTTATCTACACATATCAATTACATTATTCAATTCAGCTTTTGCACCACTTTTATTTATTTCCTTATCACATTCTTCAAATACTTCATTAACAACATTATCTATTGTTTTCATAACACATAGCCTCCTATAGAAATAAACTTGCAACAAATAAACATATTCCAAAAATAAATATAAAAAAAATAATCGCTGGAAAAATATCAAATGTTTTAATAATTTTTTTCTTATTATTGGGGCTTTCTTCTAACATATTATTTAACACTTCATCTTTGTTGTTATAATATGTATACATAAATATTGCACTAACAACAATTAATAGCAGTGCCACTAGAATCATAATAAATTTAATCATTATACATTCCTCCATAATTTTCATTTTTTAAACTAGTTCATTAAGCACTTTCACAAGATCTTTCAATACAAAACATATATCATCTATTTTTTCATTTACAACATCAAATTCTTTATTATTTCTATTATCTAAATCTAATATTACTTCTTCAAGTGCATAATGCATCTTGTCCACTAATTTCTCATATAATTCTTCATTGCTCACATTATCACCTCTACACAATCGCCTTCTAAGGGCTTTTTATTTTCTATTAGACCTATTGTATGCCTCATTTTGAACAATTAAAAAAGGATACCCTTTAGTATCCAGATTATATTTTTCTTTTATTCTCTTATTAGCCCTTATCCTTTTCAACTTATACATATCTAATATATCTTCATTTCTAACAGTACGTTGTATAAGAACTTTAGAATAGCTTTTTATCTCTACATCTTTCTCAATTATGTAATTATTTCCTTGTAGCTGTCTATATACAATACACATGATATTGTTTTCTTCATCTGATAAATTAATAATAGATGGGGTATTTTTTATTGTATCAGCTCTATTATTTCTTAACTTATGTAATTGTACCTTTTTACCTTCCAATTCAGATTTATCTAATTTATCTAATCTCCAATTCTTAAACTTATATTTACTCACTTTAATTGGTGTAGGATTAATATCATATATATTTTTATATAAATTAACTATATATTTACCTTTAATATAATCAACTACTTTATATAGTTGAATTAGTATCACCTCTATTCATGACTCGATATTATTGTTTTTACTTTTAAATACTGTGTAACAAATCCAGGAAACTCACTATTTTTATATTCTTGAATAGATTTATGAAGTTCCTCAGTATCATCATAGAAAAAAGCTATTTTTCTATTATCTAATTTTGAAGTCTTATTTAGTTTAAAACCCCTCATAAGTAAAAAACTGTTTAAATATATACTTGTAATAAAATACTGTTTTATATATTCTTTATCTTCCATTCCTATCACTTCCTTATTCTATATTTTCGAGTATATTTATAAATATCTCATCATATTTGTCCATCACAATTTCATATTCTTCTTCCAAATATTTTAATTTCTTATTTAATTTCACTCTGTCTCTATTAGCTTCTATCATTTTATCTCTTGCACTCTCAAATCCTCTTTCTAGCATTTCTTCTGCAACTTCTCTATTAACTTTTACCTTCTCTATTTCTTCAGTAAGATACATCATCGTATCATCAATTTCACACAATAATTCGTCTAAATAATTATATTTTATTTGAATTTCTAATGGACACATATTATATGCATCCTCAAATGTCATTTTCTTTTCTTCTGCATAAAGAAAATCAAAATTCTCATCTATATCTTTAGTTTTCTCTTGTATTTCTTTTGCAACTTTAACTAACTCATCTACATCTATATCTTTTAAATAATCCTCTACACTAAAACCAAAATTATTATTCTTAAACATAATAAAACATCTCCCTTATAATTTTTATTTTTATAAATTTAAATAACATTCTGTTTCCGCTAAAATAATATCTTCTATTGATAAACTACTCCACGCTTTGACAATTGCCGATTGATAAGCTATATACTCTGTCATCTGCTTATCTACTTTTTTCATTATTGCAATTACTGTCAATTTTTGCTCTAAAGTCATTTCGTCATATTCTCCACCAGTTTCATTTATAATATCATCCATAACTTTTGAATATAACTTTATTGTTGCTTCATCCATTATCTATTCACCACCCTTTAATTTTTTCAATTTATTTTCAAGCTCCATAATTTCTTTTTGACGTTGTAATTCTTCTACATCGACACATTTATTTTCTTGTAACAATTCTAAAATCTTATCTTGCTTTCTATCTATATATCTCATCTTCTTCATAAGATTATCCTCTATACTATGCATTTTGTTATATACTTTTTTAATATCTAATCTAAAACTATCTATAGCTGCAACATAATCTATATTTGTATTGTCATTATTCTTATTTTCTATTTTCTTTTTTAAATTTTCCATTTCTTCTTTCATTTTTCTTAACACCTCGCTTTATATCATTTCTATTCTTAATTTCTTTATTTTTCTTATTACTTTCTTTCATAAAAATTTTCAACATCTTCTCAAAATTCAATTTAACCACCTCCTAATTTTAAATAGTAAAAGGGCAGTCTAAAAAGACCACCCTTCCACTTCCAACCTCCTCGAACATAAAGCTCAAGGAGGCAGGAGAAATTTATTATGACCCGATAATCTTATATTTTTGTCCGAGAAAATCGGTTGCAGACCACGCAAGGAGGCGACATAAAGTCGGGTCGTGCGGACATACTAAAATTCTTGAATTAAATACAATTAATTTTATAATACTTATATTAAATATAAAAAAAGAAGGTGAGTGGGGTATTTTCAACCCCACAATATCAGATATAAAAAAAGAATAGATTATATTCTATCCTCTTCCATTTAAAGCCCCGTTAGGGGCGTATTACCTCAAGTCAACTCTATAACTATATTTGACTTGATTTTGTCTAGTAATTGCAAAGCTAAAATAATCTTCTTTATCATACATTTTGTCAATTTTTCCTGTACTACTTCTATGTTTTTCTGTCAAATAAAATAATCCCTCTAAAATTGAAGGATTATAATTAATTCCTATGTATTTGCATATAACTTCTAAATCAACATTTTCCACAAATTCTATACCAGTATCAGTTACCCAAACTTTACTATATATATTTAATGCGTTTTGTGCTCTTATAAACTTATCTCTGCCATATTTATCTAATACATCTAACATATTTCCATATCCTAATATATATAAATATTTCTCTTGTACGTCTCTGTCCTGATACTGTATAGGTTGAAATCGTGGTTTATAAGCACTATCTGGTAATAATGCTATAACCTTTCCAATATCATTATCAAATTCATGTCCACATAGACTGGATACCAATAGAAATGTATTAAGGTTATATTTGGCAAAATAGTTCCTTGCATCATTATTATCAATAATATTTAAATTAATATCATTCTTATTAACTGTATCTGGTGGAAACATTTTTGTAAGATGATTACTAATACATTTAATAGTAGGGTGGGATAAATCTACACCTACCATTGGTAAATCCTCATTAATCCCCAATTTCATATACAATCCATCTCTAAAATCATAAAAATATCCTATTTCAAATCTTTCTGGATAATAGTGCAATAGCATAAAGCAGCTCAAAACAGAATCTGCATCATCTGTACATATTAAATTTGCCTTAAAATCCTTATCAAATATCCATCCGTTTTCTTTCTTAATTCTTTCTAAATAATCTCGTCTCATTTTATACGATGTATCTTAGCAGGTTCAAACGATTAATCAATCTCCCTTAAATTTTTATTCTAAGTTTTAACATCTACTCACTCCTTTATATTTTTATTTTTTACATAACAAAAAGGAGTAGATATATAATCTATTCCTTTAACAATTAATTTTTATTATTAAATTAAATAAAAGATATGCGGGGCTAAAGCCCCTTAGGCTTGGATTATTTGTTCCGCTAACGCTACACAAATAATCCAAGCCATTGTTTTTATTTTCTATTTTATTAATTTAAAATATGTATTGACTTTATTATTTCTGTTTGATATAATTATAAGTTACGCTAAAATCATGACATGAATTACTATACTATAATATAGATATTGGTGTCACGATATTTACTATACAACTTTTATATATCTGTGTCCTACTTCCTCTATACCTACTTCTTTTAAATACTTGTTACCACCTAAATATTCTAATGCTCTAAGAAATTGTTTATTGTCTTTTACCCCAATGCTATTTCTAATTTCTTTTTTCTTTATCTCGCTATCTTTTTTCATATGGTTAAAATATTCGTTTATATTCTTAGCCCTTTCAACAGTTAGACTATCTGCTAATCTTTTACTGTTGTTATATTCTCTTCCAAATATTTCACAATATCGTATATCCTCCAATCCTTTAAACTGTTCTATAACCAGTTCTTGTATTCTTTTATTATTAGTTACTACATATAACTCACATTTATCATTTGTATTGTATTTTCTATTAACTCTTTTTAATCCTTGATATATATTAGATACTACATCTGTTACCCTAAAATTTTCTAATATTTCACTATTAACAAAACCAAAATTTGTATCAACCTTTTGTAGTTTTAAGTCCTCATCTAATAACTTATTTTCAGTGTAATATAAATATTGATATACATAATGATGGAATGGCAGGTTTGGCAGATGGATTATAAAACATTTATTAAAATCCGCCCAATCGTTCTTTCCTCGCATAGCATCAAAGTTTACAAATTCTATAATTCTATCATTTAATTTTGTTAATTCTTTTAAATGTTCTATTGTTTCTTTTCCATCAACCTTTTCTCTACCTATTAATAAAACCTTGTCCCCTTTTTCTGTATTTGTTTTTATGTACTGGATTAATCCTTCGAAATATTTATCAGAATCTCTTTCTATTGCACTTGTTGTGCTATTTTCTTCTATAAAGGTCAAAGTAGTATTAGAATGATTAACTATTCTGCCAAAATCTTTTACCTTGAATTTATCCGATTCATTATATAGTTCTAAAAAGCTACCAGAAGCATCTAGCAAGATATTATTATTTAACATAAAATAATCTATTTTATTATTAAATGAATACAATCTACCATTACAAGCAATTACATATTCATTATTATAAAAATGTCTAATAAAATCTATTTCATTAATCATTTGTTGCCTTTTACTTCTTAACCCCTTTGGGAAGTCTCCTTTTTCTAACATGGTTTTTAATAAGTCTACTTTATCAACTATCTTATCATCTTCTATATTTATAAATTTCATTTCTTTTTGATAATTTTGGTGCATTATATCATTTAATTGATATATTATTTTTCCATACGTTTCATTTAATTCATAATCATAATTGCCTTCGCTATATCTAACTTTACTTAAATTTGCCCTCATTTCATCAGCTTTTATAGAATTAAACTCTCTAATTTCTAATAAATCTAATTGTTCATCTATTATTAGGTTTGTCCTACCTTTTATATAAAATTGTCTACGCTCATAATCCTTACATAGCCTTCTATATAATTCATGTGTAATTATTAATATTGGATATGCATATAAATTTTCTTCTTTTATTTTATAATTACTATTGATAACTTTTGCTTTATGTCCAAGTTTTTCTTTTAACATTTCTTGTTCAACTTTTAATTTCGTTACTATCAATGTCCTAGTATTAGGGCTTGTTATGTATAAGTCATTCAAGGCATTACAAATTGTTGTTGTTTTACCTGTGGCAGCTTCATATGTAAATGTCTTAAAACTATCTTTATGATATAAAAATGTGCTATTCATAATTGAATCATACAATTCTTTTAATTCGATGGATTTTGATTTCATTCACTTTACCTCCTTAGATGGATTTTGATTTTGTATATTCCGACATAGCCTTTCTTAATTCTGGGGTATCTGTAAACAAAAATACCTTAAATTTAGGATTTTCATTGCTATCACTTACATTTTGTACGTCAAATCCTTTTCTTACTAAATAATGCATCATATTTAAACTTCTAATCACATAATACATACTTCATTCCCCTTTCGATTATTATTTAGATAATGGGCTAATAAATAGCCCATTATCTAAATAATAAATGTTAATTTTCTTTTGCAAAGTTATAATCTAAAACTGTATCACTATATAACTTTTTACTACTTTGAATTGTGTCCCCACCATCTATAAGCATAATCATTCTAGCTTTATACTCCATAGATGTTATTTCAACTAATTTATTGTTTTTATCATATAGTCCAAAAATATAAGGATTTTTTAACCAATCTAATAATTCTTCTTTAGTTTCCCATTTTCCAATACTAAAACTATCTCCTAAGTTATCAATACAAGGACAGGGGAATAAATCCCCATATCCTTATTGTTCTTCTTTAAATTCTTCTGCAACTGCATTAAGCATTTCTAACATATGTATCTTGTTATCTAATAGCCCAGAAATTGCACTTGTAACCGCTTCATAATCTATATAAAAATCTATATCATTTAAGTTTTCTTTACACACTTCAGATTTTTCCTTACTTAATACCTGCAACTCTGCAACCTTTTTATCTATTGCATCGCAATATTCCTTTGTTTTCTCATAAAACCTCGTATAATCCTCTGTTGTTTTAATATTTAACCTTTTTGCTATAGTTTCCATATTATCTTACCCCCACGTTTGACTTTTTTCCATTAATTTTACAATTGTATCTTCTATTAATTCAATTCTGAATTTATGTAGTCTAATATAGAAATCTCCATCTTCTGTGCCTTCATATTTTTCTTTTATGTACTTAGTACCATTTTTAAGCAGTTTCTCTAATTTTAAATTTTTTATAAACACATTCCTCCTAATTTTAATTTTTATACACTTCACTCCATTTAAAGGGGCGTTAGCCCCTATATACCTTCCTTAGCTAGCTAGTTTTAATCTAACTTTCAAACTACTTTTACATTTTTCTATAATCTCAATATCTACTTTATTTTTCATACTTTTTAAATCTATATATCCCAACTCATCATCTAATATTTCTTCATCTTTATCTCTAATACTTGCTATGTACTCATCATTTTTAAATAAAGCGGCAAATTGTTTTCCGTTATATTCTTTACTACCTAATCTTAACTTTTCATTTTTAATAATTTCCACTACTTCATTTGTGGATAAAGGCTTGTACCCATATAAAACAGTTTCTAATGTAAAATTATGTACTTGTTTCTTTAAATCTTTCTCAATTTTTCTCTGATATTGATTTATGATGAAGTCATCCGCACTTATCTTATTAGCCATTTCCATCATCTGATAATACTTTCCTCTAAATTCAAATACATCATCATCAAGTTTTAATTTTTCTTTCTCTTCTTTACTTAGCAAACGTGGTACTTTTATCATTTCTGGAGCTTTCTTTTCTATTGTTTTCGCTAACCCTTCCCAACATACTGCCCAAGGGAACTGATATGATTTTGTTTGTTTATCTGTTTTATCTTTTATGTAATTTAAATATACTGCTAAACTAGAAACTAATTCTACGTTGTCAGATATGCTCAATACTTTATAGTGATATGTATCATAGAAATTATCGTATATTTCACGTCTTTCATCTTCATTTTTATATTTACATTTTAAGAATAATTTACTTGAATCTTTTTTGAAATCTTTATATATAGGGATTAATTCTTTTGACACTTGTCTAGTTTCTTCTACATCTGCATTAATTAATTCTTTATCTATTAATAAATTTGAAGTATCAGCTATTTCAACCTTATCTTGTTTGAAAAGTTCCTTTTCCCATCTTTCTATATCTCGACAATTTATATTAAGTGGTGTTGACATCTCTTTTTGAATATTTTTATCTCTATGATATTTATACTTTTGGAGGAAGTAAGGCTTGTATTTTTTAGCTTTTTTAAATGATTCAGGTGGTGTAATTGTTTTAATACCGTGTTTCACGTAATCTATAGCTTCATTTTGCATTAAGGAAGATATTATTAATTCTTTATCATATTCTTTTAAGTCCTCATGTCCTTTATTTGTAAAATATGTTGCTATATTTGTTATCTGTCCAATAGTATTATCTAATGTTCGTAAATCATATTTTATAATATTTTCAATTGTATATTCTTCTTTAACTGCTTCAGCTCTATTTTCAGCTTCAAACACGTCCACAACTGGATAATTTGGTGTACCATCTTTAAATTCCTCTATAACTGCATTGATTATTTTCTTATCTTTTGTCCAGAAGAAAGTGTCTCCATCAAAATCGGCACCTGCACTAGCTTGAGCAGTTAAATCAAATCCGTTCAACACGATTATATTTTTATATCTATGTAACCATTTATCCGTTCTATCATTATGTATAAAATTTAGTTTCTGTACTTCTGATGAATGTGTCATAGGGCTTCTAAATGTTGCATAATAACCTTCTGTCCCCGTACTATAAAATTCTCCCTTTTTAAGACTACCTTTTGGCTCTAATCCTGCTATCATTTCAAGCATCAAAACTGGATCTTGTGCTATAAAACTATATTGTCCGTCAACATAAATTCTTCCTAATTTCATATCATTTATTGTACGTTCTAACTGTCTTTGAAGAAAATTTTGAATATAAGGGTCATTAATCATATTAGGATTTTTTGTTATTGCATAATGAACTTTTGTAGCCATCATATTTTCTTCTAATACATCAACTTCGTTTCCATCATCATCTATGTAGTTCATATCTTGTAATAGTCCTAGATATGCTAGTGTAGCTCCTAATTCGCCCCTGTAGACTCTTTCTACTATATCCTTAGTGTAATTGCTCATCTCAATTAAATCTTCACCGTCTAGAGCTAATGATTGAAGATATTGATATGTCATAGCCGTTTTCTTATCTGTGTTGTCTTCATCATCAGACCATTTAGATATTCCAATTACATTTTGATTGAAGGGGGTATATAATTTTTCCCTTAGCTCTTTAACTTCTTCCCAACCATCAAAGTATTTTGAGAATTTAAACATTGAAGTTGTCCAAACACAATCTAAATCTTCAACTCTCCATTTCTTACCTGTGTAATCCTCTATGTACTCAATTCCCTTTTCTCTATAAAAATCTTTAAATTTAAATTCATAGCTCATTCCCTTGAAAGCAGGTAAAAGCCTTATTTGATAGCCCGTTGCAGCTCTTCTCATGCCTAATTCCTTTGCAACTTTTCTCCCCCATTCTGGAGTATGTAAACCTTGTCCATCAAATAGCTCTACATCTACATCATACCCCCCAGAAAATACCGTTTCTTTAGTTATTTGTCTATTTTCTACTTCTTGCTTGTAACTTTTTACATTATCTTCTATTGCTACTTTAAATTTATCCGCATCAACAATACAAACATTTTGAGGTACTGCATCAATAAATATTGTTGTTGAAAAAGCTAACCCTAGATAACTTTCTAGTTTTGATATTACTGCTTTATCTATCGTGTCTAATTTATCAAGTGAAATCAACCTCATCATAGGTCTATATAAATTTTCTTCTATAAATGAAATTGTCCCATTTCTTCCCATTGATGAACTTCTGACAAGTCTTACATATTTCTTATTATTTATGTATAGTCCATTCTTTATATGTTCTTTTAATATTTCCTTTGGTATTTTATTTCCAACTTCTAAGAAAAACAATTCTGGAATAGGATTTATTCCATCTTCATTATATTCTCTTCCTTTTATAGCTTGTATCAGTTCTACAATTTGATTCTCTGCAAGATTAATTTCTCTACCTTCTTTTCTCAACTCACCTTTTTCATTAAAATCCCACAATTCATAACTTTTAATTTGATATTGTTTCCTTTTTCTAATAGCCATAATAAATTCCTCCCTATTTTTTTAATATTCTTAATACTCTGACTAATCAAGCTACCCTCCTTCCAATTTTATTGATATTCTATATAATATACGTTATTATAGAATAAAAAACCTATAACGCAAACAATGCCATCAATCTTTAGCTTTGGAAACGTTTCAAGTCTCCCGCCGATTGATAGCATTGCACGTATGTCAAAAAATTTATGTCATATTTAATTTTACCCTATATCTCTATAGTATCACATATCTTATAACTTGTCAAGTGAAACACCTATTACTCCTTATCTATAAGATATCACACTTTGTAAAGTTTGTCAAATGACTTTATAGATACTATATTGTTAGTGCTATAGTTAAAAACCTATTATTCTTGTCTATTTGATGTCTATCATATAATTCTGTAAGTGCCTCTTTCACATCCTTATATCCTCTTTTAGTTGCACTTTCATAAAAATATTCTATATGACTTTTTGGTATAGGTTCTAAAAACATTTCTTCTAATATTTTTTGCATAACATTTATGTCTAAATTATTAAGAGCAATGATTTCTTCCCTTGTAAAATCTTGTCCCCTTCCTTCATTCATTAATTTTTGTCTATATTCCATGATTGCAAGTGGTGTAGTGATTGCATTGTTATTAATTTCTTTAAATTCTTCCTCCTTTTCCATTTTACCTTCTGTTAATATTTTAATCCATTTTTTATTATAATTTTCCCATCTTTTTTCAAATTTTTTCATAATAAAACTCCTCCTTATTTTTTTATATATATTAATTCTTTTAAATACTTTTTATATTCTTCTAAACTTTCCTTTACCATTCTTTTCCTTTCTGGTATAGTTTCTTCTTCATACCAATCTTGGTAGAGTTTAATTTGTTCTTCTAAACCAACTTTCAATAGAGCCACAATTTGGTAATCATTTGTGATGATAATATGTTTATTATCTTTTTGACTATATTCTAGCATCTATATCACCTCTAACATTGAGGTATTAATACGATTTGTTAATTCTGTAATGTATATTTTTAGTATTATTTTTTGATGTTGCCCTTGTATTCCCTCTTCTTCCAATCTAATTTTAAACCTTTTTAATTTTTGCATAAGCTTTAAAAAATCATCTATTTTCATATTACCCCTCCTGTTTTCTTACCTCTTATCTATATCGTATCAGATACTTTTTATACTGTCAAGTATAATACTATATTAAATAGTTTAATAATATACTCAATAGTAACAAAAGCCATATGATTGAATACTTCTATACTGTAAGGTATAATATTATATAGGGGGTGGAAAAATGGACATAAAAAATGAAATAAAATCTTATATTGTTAGATCTGGATATACTATGACAGAAATAGTTAATATGATAAATAAAAAATATAATAAGAATGATACCGTTCAAAATCTATCTAATAAACTTAGCAGAGGTACAATAAGATATTCTGAAGCTAAAGAAATAGCAGAAGTAATAGAATATAAAATAGAATGGATAGAAAAAGAATAA